ACAATAATAGCATTGCTAGATTGTTCTGTAATCTCACGGATTTTCTCACGTTCATCCACCCCTACACTTCCTGATACAAAAAAGATATCTCTTTCTGGGTCTTGTTTTTTCAAATAATTATATAGGTGTTTTCCGTGTTTCTCTACAAATTGAAAAAGTAATAAAGTATTTTTGGTTTGCATTAATGTTAGATTACAAATAAACTTATTTCTAGCAACGTGCTTAATTAGAAAATCAATTTCTTCTTGATAGGTCATAGGTTTGACGAATTTACGTTCATCATCACTATATTTTAATGTGATTGCCTCAATATGTAATTTAGCAATTGTATCACTATCCATTAATTCTTTTGTAGTGATAACCTTTCTAACCGCACCGAATAATCCCTCAAGGACTAACTTATGTGTAGTAGATCCATCTAGAGTTCCTGTAAAACCAAAACGATATTTACAGTCAGTCATTTTAGTCAAAATGCTTGTTAATGACTTTGCTTTAAAGTTATGTGCTTCATCACCAATGACGCACCCAAATTGCTCAAAGAATTGTTTCTTTAATTTATAGATTGATTGCCAAGTAGTGATTACGATTTGTTTATTCGTATGCTTCTCTTTACCCGAATAAATTCTATGTACGTTGTCCTCAGAAAACGTTGGATTAAATTCCGATGCATAATCTTTAAAGTCTTTATAGAGTTGTTCAACTAACGTTGTAGTTGGTACGATGATTAAAATCTTTTCATCTATCTTATTCATGTAGTATTGAGCAAGTGAATAAATCATTAAAGACTTACCAGATGAGGTGGGTGATAATAGCAAAGCACGTGCTTCCGTAATCCCCCAATTAACTGCGTTTATCTGATAGTCGTAGGGTAGTATTGGTTTCCCATTAGAGTGCGGATTTAACCCCTTAACGAACGCCTCCGTAGACTCAAGGGTTTGTTTATCCCCTAATTTCGGGTATTCTATCGTTAAATTACGGTGTTTTGCGAACTCAATAATATAGTTTAAAAGACCAACGTAAACTTCTCCACCAAAGACGTTGAACAAACGGATTTTACCGTCCCATTGTCTGGCACGAAATGCAGGCATAAACTTAGCACCTGGAACTTCAAATGTAAAGAAATCTGATAACTCGTGTGCTATCCCACTCTCACATTCTACGTTTAGAAATACGTCATCTTTGACGTGTACTACTATATCACTCATTATATATTATACTACACCTTGGGTATATTTTAAGAAATCTATTGCGTTTTTAATGGCAAATCCACGAACGGTAAACATTTTACAAACTTCGTCAAGATACTTAACTAATTCTTCTTGTAAAGCAACTCTTGCTTCTGCTTCAACTACTATTGGGTCAACTTTGACATACTCTTTAACTTCTCTATCCTTTAACACATATTCATATGGATCAGGATCGTTGCCGTTATAATAATTGGTTCTTCCTAACGATACTCTATATAGTTCGGTTTTTAATTTCCTTAATTTCAAACGTTCTCGTAATACCATTTTAAGGTATTTGTTGTGTTTGAGTGGAGTTGCTAATGATTCTCTAGCAAGTAGTGTCTCATCGATATACAAGTCTTTATCTACTTGCTGTTCAAGTTGTTCTATATTCATACCCCTATTATACCCTACTTTCAATCAAAAGTAAAGTTTTTTATGAGATATTTATTCTTCAAGTGACATATAGTCGAACTGTAGAGTTATATCTGTTAATAACTCTTCTGCAGATTCATTGTTGAATTGTAATTCACCAAGGATTGTAGGGAACATGTTATGGAATGTGTACACGATATCAGTTGTGTTTTTATTATTTGATAATATATGCAAAGACGCAGTAGTAAAAAGTTTGTCTTGGTCATCGGTTCTATCGCCTGGACTTGGACCACCAGCATTATACATCCATTTTAACACTTCATTATAATTGGTTAAATCTTCATCAACAAGGAATGTAACCATTAAAGGTGCCCAAATTGTTGTAGTTGATTGTATGTATTTTCTTCCAAGGACTGGGTTTGCAACTGGAACTTCATTTGTTGTAATTGTAGGTAGCATTGCTGTTTTCAACCATAGGTCTACTCCAGGAATTGCTCCTATTACTAATTTGAAATTAGTGCTTTTTGCTAAGTTTAACTTTTGATTCTTCATAAGACTATTTATAAAGTTTATAGGCCCAAAAAAACCCCCAATAAAGGGGGTTTAGGGAATCTCAGCTTTTAGGAGAGATCCAACGGTTTTCCCAAGGTAGGGGGAAACTGTTTTTGCTTTCTTATTAGATGTTAGTTACAGTGAACTTACGGAAATAAGGGTTAGCACCAGCGGCACCAGAAGCAAATGGGTTCATAGTGATTCCATAACGAGTCTTGAATCCAAGACGTGGCTGGAAGTCTTCTTCACCAATTGATTTCATCATTTGTAAAGGAACGTATGGGCAGTAGAACATACCAGCATCATACATATTAGCACCTTTAAAACCAACAGTAACAGTATCAGTTGACGCAAATTGGTCAATGAATACTTTATACTTACCACCTAACGTACCAGCAAATACTGAGTTAGTAGTATCAGGTTGAGCACCATTGTCAACAGACATATTAGGAACTGCCATTGAAGAAACCATATCTAGAGCAGACGCAACGTCTGGAGATACGATTAACCAATTACCACGACCACGACCAGTGTTCTTAGCGATTAAGTTTGCTTCTTTGTTGATTTGAACTAGAAGTGACTTATAACGTTCACCACCCCAACGAGCACCAGCATTATCAGCTGCGTCAGCAACGTCAAAAGTACCAGCAGTAGTAGTACCTGCGGCACAACCAGCAACTGCTTGTGTTTGGATAGTACCAATGATTTCACGATTGATTTCCGCAAGAATCTCACCAGAAAGGATATTCGATAATTCAGACTCAGCGTCTAAACCATGAATTGCTTTCAAGTCTTGAGCAAGTTCAGTAGAGTATTTTGCTTTAAGAGCTTTAGTCTTAGCAGTAACACTTGACTTCTCAATTGAGAAACTCATTTCAGCGTAAGTAGTAGCACCGCCACCAAATCCACCTAATGCTTCACCTTGAGCAGTAGTCATTGCATCAGCAGTACCATCGTCACCAGCAAAGTCCGTATTAGGGGCTCCAGCAGCAGTAGTTAATGCTTCAGCACCTGTAGATGCTTCACCTGTGTAATGAGATTTCATTGCAAAGATAAGACCTGTAGGACCAGTCATAGGCTGGACACCGGCTATATCATAAGCAATAAGAGAAGGCATGGCACGACGAACTAGCGAAATTAGGATCGGATCCCAATTTGCAATCGCCCCACCAGTCTGGTTTTGGGGCGTAGCTTCTGAAAGAAAATCTGCATCTTCTCGCATTGCACGCTCTTGGTTTTCCAGGATAACTGTAGTAACGGCCCTTCGGTATGAGTCATTGATCTCGGGGAGATCGGGATGACCAAGTACTGGCTGCCACTTTTCCTGTAGGTGTTCCGTTTGAAACATTTTTATTTTCTCCCTATTTTTGGTAAACTTATTGGTTCTGCTGTGCTGTCGTTCTCAAATGGTCCCGACTTATAGCAGACATATAAGCAGCCATCGTTTCGGGCACGTCATCAACTTCAACGCTTCCTTCATTTACAGGTGCTGCTGTATCATCATTATTTGTTGTTTGTGCTTTTGGAAAATACGACTCTTTAATTGTGTTGACTTTCTCACGAAAATCTTCCTCAGTCTCATAAGTAATATTCTCTACCAGACCTCCAAACTTTTCGACTTCTGTATCTGCAAGATCAGAAGCAACATCTAGAAGAATCTCATTTCTGAGCAGTTCTCCATTTTCTTTCGAAAGTTCAACATTGTGTTCGATGGACTCGTTCAACTTACCTTCAAGCTCATCAACCTTTTCGGCTGCGGCATCAAGCATATCGTACTGTTCATCAGGCATAGCAATATTGTGCTCTTCAAATAGCGCTCTTAGGCCTGCGATAAAGCTGTCCGCGATTTCCGTTTTCATCTTATGTTCAACGGCCATCTCGTTCTTCTTCATCCATTCTTGAACGACATAGTTCAGATAGTTGTCTACCTGTTCTGCCATCTCGTTCTGTGCCTCATCAAGCTCTTTCGCATATAACTCTTGGTACTTCTCCTCCAGACGTTCCATTTCCTCTCGTAGTTTGGACTTGATCGCAGCTTCTAATAAAGTAGCCGCTTTCATCTTAAACTCGTCCGAAAGATCATCCTCTCCTTCCGAAAGTGCCTGTGCGTCATCAGAGAAATCCATTGAAGAAATACGCTCTTCGATTGTCTCCTCTTCCACTTCTTCAGTCTCGGCTAGTTCCTCGCCCTCAAGTTCGTGCTCTTCTTTAGCACCAACTGCCATAGGACCAGAACCATCACCTTGCGCCGTAGGTTTAGCGTTTGAAGGTAAACCCTTACCACCAGCACTTCCAGGTGGTGTGGCCTTCTTAGCTTTCTTCGTCGCGGCATCGCCGGGATCCGTAGTGGCATCAGGAGAAACAACAGCAGGACCCATGTCTTGCACTTCACCAGGCAACTTTTCGGACTTCTGGTCGCCAGGTGCAGCACCTTTTGTGGGGGCGTCTGCAGCTATCTCGGTGAGCTGGTCTTCTTCCACAAATGTCTCATTTGCGAAAGTTTCTAGCTCAGTATTGATGTCTGTCATTGGATTAACTCCCTGTTTTGTTTTGTTAATATTAGTTATTTATTATTTTCAAAAGTTAGACATGAACTCATTAAAGAGTTTTATCTTCTTTTCTTCTAATCTCTTAGATTCTTTCCGCAACTCTGCACGATACTTAGCGATATCAACCTCTTTGAGTAGACCATTATCCCAAACCCATTCTTTACCTTCCATAATACCTTCTACGAAAGCATTAGGTGCAGACGGATCAGCGACAATATCAGCAGCAGTTGCAAGATAAAAATCATCTTGTACTTGACTACAATTGCGTCCCATAGGCTTTAAGGAGCCCATTCCTCTGGATGAGACACCCAAACGGGCACCCTCATCGATAAGGTTCTTTACAATTTTTCCATAAGGTGTATCCAGAATCTTTGCTCGGCCTCTAAAATCGTTTCCATCCTCTTTTAACTCTGTAATCATGTGGGAAACTCTTTCAAGATTGACCGTTGGTCCTTCTGGATGACCTAATTCACCAAAAGCTCTGTTTTGTTTGATGTAATTTTGTTCGTATCTTTTAGCTTCTTTAGTTAATATTTCTTTAGGATACAACCGACCATTGCGATTCTTCACATTGGCTTGCATGAATACACCCTCAATGAAAGAATCTTTACTTTTTCCGGAATCTTCACATATAAATTCTACATCTTCTAATGTTTCGCAAATAAGTCTCATTAATTTTCTCCTATGTGAAATTTCCTAGTACGTAATCAACTCTGTATCCTAATGCCCTATTTTCTTCGTATGCTGGGATATCATATCCTGGTGCTTGTTTCTTCAATTCCATTATAATTGTATATGAATCAGTACCAGATTGATCTGCTGTAGTGAATTGAATATCTCCTAAAACCTCAGAGCTATCACCAGTTGCGTTTATTCCTATTCCTGGTAATTCCATTCCAGGCAAAGACCAACTTCCATTACCTCCAAATTCTCCAATATATTTTTCCGCAGTAGATCCATCCCATTCAATTCCAACTTGACAACCAATTGTTGCCCACATTATCTTAGTAACTAATACATTCCACACCAGGCCTGTCAAGTTACCACTATTTGCTAGCGTTCTAGTATTAGCTCCGGATACTCCACCAACAATCGCATCTCCATTGGATGATCC